ATTCAAAGAGCAAAAGGTTTACGTGGATTCGAAAACTCTGTTCGATCTGCACAAAAAGGGAGAGCATTGGGCTTGGGAGTACTCGGATGGCATACTTACTTACAAGAAAAGGGTATTCCTTTCGAAGGTTTATTGGCTCAGTTTGAAACTAGGAAAATATTTTCACAGATTAAAATTGAAAGCGAACGCGCTTCCAGAAATCTTGCTGAAATTTATGGTGAGCCTTTGTGGTGTATTGGTACTGGTATGCGTAATACTCACCTGCGTGCTATTGCTCCCACTGTTAGTAATAGTAAGCTTAGTGGGAATGTTTCGTCAGGAATAGAACCTTGGGCTGCTAATGTTTTTACAGAGCAATCAGCTAAGGGAACGTTTATACGTAAGAATCCAACGTTAGTTAAAATATTAAAAAAGCATAAGCTTAATACCAATGACATTTGGAATAAGATATTAGAAGACGGAGGATCTATTCAAGACATTGATCAACTAAATGATATTACAGTTGGCGATCATCATATACCAGTTAAAGAGGTATTTAAAACATTCAAAGAGATTAATCAATTAGAATTAGTTAATCAAGCTGGTATACGTCAACAGTATATTGATCAAGCTGTTAGTTTAAATCTAGCATTTCCTAGTGAAGCAACGCCAAAATGGATTAATAAAGTTCACATGGAAGCCTGGAAAAAAGGCGTTAAAACTTTATATTATACTAGAACTGAAAGTGTTTTGCGTGGAGATATTGCTGCCGCAGCTATGGATGAAGGGTGCTTGAGTTGTGATGGTTAAAGGCTAGAAGTTATAACTTTTTGATACATATAAGAACCAATGTGTATAAAAAATTCAATATTCTATACATAGTAAATAAAAAATGGGGATTCTTAATTGAGTCCCCTATTTTTATATTATGCTATACATAATTTATTAACTTTTTCTTTATATATTGGAAGCTCTGTTTCCCATTCCAACCCTTTTCTTTTCAGCTACAGCCTTTGTTTTTTCAGCAGATGACATCTCACCCCAAGTTTTCACAGTGTCTTCGCTTATTCTTTTACTTGGCCTGCATTTTTTAGTATTTTTATTTTTTAAAGATCCGCATTCATTACCTTTCTCATCGGTCCATTCTTCTTTAAACCAACGTTTTAAAGCTAAGCCTTCTTTAGTTTTTCTTACTTTCTTAAATGGCGATTGATACATCATATTACTTCTTGTTTTTTCTGCATTTAGCAATATAACCCGATGCGTATGCTGATGGAAAAACGTCGTACTTCGCTTTAGCTTCTCTGTAGCAACTGTCTTTTAATTTAGCTGGAGATCCAATCCAGAATCCATTATTGCCTTTTAAACCTAATCCTTGAGGGCCAATTCCTTTTTTGCTCATATTATAATAATTTTACCATTTAACTTTTTTCCATTCTGTTTTTTTCCACGTCGGTACTTTTCCAAAACCACTTTTGCCTTTAGCTTTTTCTTTTTGTACCATACCTACATCCCAAGTGCTATATCCTAAAGCTAGCGCGATTTTTTGCCAAAGCTTTGTGTCGTTGTCCATAGCTAATCTTATGTTGTCAGCTTTTTTAATAACTCTGTCTAGCGGTACATTAGTAACAGCAGATACAACCTGCCCTCCGGCATAAAACGCTGGGTTTTCTAATGAAAATCCTTGCATTTTATCTCTAACGTTTTTATAACTAAACGCTCTACCTGCACTCATTAACTTTCTAAGCTTTGATGACAACGGGGGAGATAAATCTACAGATCGAATAGCTGCTTGTGTATAATCAGGTCTAGGTTTTTTAGACTGCTTATCAATTTCTAATCCAATGTTTTTTACTGTAGACACTACCGCACCTCCAATACCCATACCTCTTAGCAGGGTGTCCAGCATTGAATTAGCTACCATTGTTTGCTTATTATCAATAGCTTCTTCATCTTCATCATCGAATAATGAAGCAAATAAAGCTGCTTGTAAACTAGCAAATATTATGTTTTGTATTGCGGTATAGTAAACTATTTTAGATATGTTTGTTTTTAAATCACCCCTTTTGTTTTTTATGTCTAGTATAGCTTTTTTAGTCAAACGCATATACTGCATAGGGGTATTTGCAAAAGCTAATATAATACGACCTAAGGGACTCGCTTGTTGTTGTGATATTCTATCAGGTCTTGATGATTGCTGAGTTTCTTCAGCTACTTCTTGAAAATCTAAAAATGCTTTGCTTTCTGCTTCTTGTTGAGACAATCCCTCTTTAATATAACTATCTATTCTATTTCTTAAGAACGAAGCTCCACCCATTGCAATAGCAAAACTATCCGCTATTTGTGTTGGTAAGAATCCCATTTTTAATATAGATGACAATGCTGCTTTGGCCTTATTCGTTGATGTTTCCGCTGCGCTTGCAATATCATCAGCGTTAATATCAGTTTTTAATCCTGATCTTCTTTGTTTTAGGAAATCTGAGTTAAATAGCATAGTAAAGTCGCCCCAAAATTGTTTTTGATTAGCGAAAGCTTTAGCTGCATTTATAGGATTATTATCACCCCAGTTTATAAAGTTAGCTATAGATAACGTTTGTAATAATGCTGATCTAGTGTTAAAGAACATAATAGTACCAACAGAATCATTAACCCAATTCATAAATTGATTTGTTAATTTATTTGAGCCAGACGGTCGGTTTCTACCAGTCTTCATTCTATAAAGCATATCTTCTAAAGCCTCTACATAGTCTTCTCCAAAAGCAGCTCTAAGTTTATTAATATTCTCTTTAGAAAATACTTCATCAGCATTAGCTTGCCACTCCTGTAAAAATTCTTCTCTTTTCGATGTATTAATCTTGTTAATAACATCTGTTGTAATAGTACCGGCTAACCAATTATTTTCGGGTTCTGGATAACCTTGTAATAAATTTTCAACCTGATCTGCAAAGTTTTTAAAGTCTTGGTTATTATTTACTATACCGATTAATTCTTTTATATCATTTTTGTCTAACCCTGGTATGTCAATTCCTTTTTTGTTCCAAAGGTATACTCTGACAGCTACATCGTTGGTAAACCCTGTTTCATTTGTTTTACCAAGGTTTTTTGGAACGTTCTTTATGCTTTTCTTTAAGTTTCTAAAAGACTGTACTGTTTGCTGCTTGTAAGATTCAAAATCTCTAATACCTTTTCCATAAGGATCAAATAAATTATCTTTAAACCATTTAGCGTTCTTATTACCAGTATCACCTTTGCCAAGTAATCTATACATTAATCCAGCAAAGTCATCCGCTGATGGCGGCACAAAGAACCTCCAACCTCCTTTATTTTTACCAAGCATTCTGCTTTTTGCCTCTGATATAGTAGATTTACCGCTTATTTTAGTTTCGTTCTCTATTATATTGTTAAAATCTTTATTAAGAGTTTTAGAAGCTTGCATTACTTCAGTACCTTGGCTCTTAGATGGCTGTAGTATAAGTCCTTTTTTCTTAAGATTTGCAATGTATGTTTTTGGAGCAATACTTTCGTATCTAGCTTTGCCTATGTTTTTTGCTCCTGAAACTTTTTTCCTAGCTTCTTTTAATATTCCGTCAAATTCTTTAGAAACTAAATTTACTTTAGATTCTTTTAAGAATTTTATTAATTTTGCTTCACTTAGTTTTCTTTGAGCAAAAGATTTCCAAGCATTAAATATATCTAAAGCTTCTGTCTCGTGTTCTAATACAGTGTCCTTGACTATTAAATTTGCAAAACTAAACCCTGCGCTACTCATTTTACGTATAACCCCTCTTTGATCCGCGGATAATAAAGATAAAAAACCTATAAAAGCATCTATATCTTTGTTTTTAATAGCTTCTTTAGCTTCGTTCATTAACCATTTTCTAACTTCTATAGCTTCTTTGTTAATTGTGCTTCTGGAGTTTTCAAAATTAGATTTTATCATTGTAATATCAGCTAATCCATAAAGTCTTTTGCCGTCTTTGTTTATGTAAGATTGTATTCTATTACCTACTTTTTCTTCGGTAAGCGTAAACCCATACTTAGTAGGATCTCCCATGATAGGTACAAGCAAATCATTATATATAGCTCTATTTGTTGTAATTCCATCTATTTTAAGCGTACGAATAGATCTACTAACAAATTTTAAGAAGTTTTCAACAATAATAGCTTTTTTTACATCACCTTTAGCGTTTTTAAAATCACTAGAGAATTTTGCCATACCATAAGCATATCCAATGACCTTTTGTTGCTTTTTGAATACTTTATTATGACTTTGATAGACAGCGCTAATTATTAATTTCGGTATATCAGCGTTGAGGGAATTTAATTTATTATTTAATAATTTAAGTAATTCAACCCTGTACTCCCTAAGTGCTGCTAACCCAAGGGTTTTATCTCCAGCGTTCCATAGTAAGTTAGCTAAATCTTTAAACGTTTTTACATCATCTAATTTATTTAATATGTCCTGTGCAACAGCTTGGTTAAAGCTTGAATTAGATTCTTCATTTACAATGGTTTCTAAAGCTGATGCTATATTTTTTTTGTATCCAGGCGTTATGCTTTTGCTAAACTGAATAATATCAAAACTTTTTTCTTCCCCTTTGTATCTATCTATTTGAGATTCTAAATTACGTAAAGCCTCCTCTAAGCTTATTTTATTAATAATATCAGCAGAAACATCCGGAGCTAACTCTTGCATTTCTTTTAATGTAGATAAATTTTCAGGAGTAGTATATTTTGCTAAAGTTTCTTTTGCTATCGGAGTAATTATTTCTCTAGCTAATTGCTTTTGTCTTTCAAGTATTGTAGTTTTCTTACCGTCTAAAAAGTATTGTAAAAAAGTTTTTTTATCAATTGGGGCAACTTTAAAAATAGGATTACCCTCTGCGGTAAGCTCCCTACCTACCTTTTCTAATGTAAACAGTTTAGAATAATTTTTCTTTATTGTTTTCACAGGTAAAGCTTTCATTATAATGTCAAAATTCTTTTGATCATTAAGGAAGTCAATGTAGGCTCCTGGTATTTTTGTTTTACCATTTGATTCTCCAATAGTCCCCCATTTTTTTAGAACCTTTTTAAATAATGTTTTATCCACGAAATTTTCTAACCAAGAAGTTTCATAAATTTTATTATTAAGTTTTAAAGGTACTTTCTCGGATAATGTTCCTTTAGCAGAACGCGTTTTAAGCTCTCTAGAGATCTCTTTTTCTGTATCTGATATTAATGTATCATCAACTAAATCTAATTGACTAAAAGTTGCCTGACCGCGTTCTACAGCGCCGCTTCTATCTATAGTTTGTACGTCTTCTGTTGAAGCAACGTCTTTTGCCGCAGTTACATCAGATTTTATGCCACCATCCTCTTGTGATTCTATACCTAATCTTTTAGCTAAGTTGTTTGCTCTTAAATAGCCTCTATTGATCAAAAACTTTTCAATGTCTTGAGACCCATTATACTCATTCAATACCATTACCTCCAGGTCGGAGCGCATGGATTCTTGAAACTCTTGCCTAGAAACAGCTTTCTTAGCGTCAGGTGCTATGGGATCATATAAAGCTTGAGTTCTATTTGTAACTACCTTGTCTATGATAGGCTTCAATGTTGATACAACTTTTTGTTCTAGCCTAGCTTGTTTACCTCCTTTAATGGGTTCTTTGCCAAATTTAGCAGCGACAGCAGCCTCTTCCTCGGCTAATTGTTTTACAGCTAATATATCATTTGTTACTTCTGATGTTTGTTCTGGAGATAATGTTTTAGAGGTTTGCAATTCATCTCGTAGCCCAGCATCACTTAAATCAACACCTTTAAGAGCTTCAGCTGCTTTCGTTGTTAATTTGCCTTGTTCTGCGCTTTGGTCAAATTCTTTAACAAAATTATATACATCTTCGCCTGATTCAAAGCCTATATTAGTGTAACCTGCGGGTTTAAAAATACCTGTAACAGCATCACCTATTTTTTCAAATGTTGTTTTATCGTAGTTAATTTGTTTTTTACGAAGCGCATCAGAAAACACATTAACATATTCCGTATCGTATTTTTTGCCTGTATATCCCCTCTCTTTCATTTGAGCGTCAACAAATCTTCTTTGTGATGATGTCATAGCTCTTCTAAATTGACGAACCATTTTGCCTTGCTGCTCAGCATTCCCAATAAGCTTGTTAAATACAGGGTGCAAAACTTCATGCATCCCAGCGTTAATTGAGCCTGTCTTTTTAGCTATATCTTTATCTATAACTATTTTGTTACCGATTGCGAAGGCAGATACATCAAAGCCTTTTTCTTTATTTTCAAAATAATCTTTTCTATTTTGTTCGCTTACTTTATCACTATTCATTAAAGCCTCAACTCCAGCTGTTGTCATAACATCTAAATCCAAACCTTTTTCTTTAGAAATATCCTCTGCGGTTTTTATATTTTGCTCTAGGTTCATGTCAATAAGCTGTTGCCGCACTCCATCATATTCAGACTTAAAGCCTTGATAAGCTAAATCATACCCCGCTTTATCAATTTCACCTGCTCTAAGCTTTTTATCTAGCTCTATAACTTGAGAAGCGGCTACATCAGCTAAATCTGTTAAATTTTCTATTTCTTTTAATTGCCCTTCTGAAAGGTTATCGTATATATCTTTACCTTTTCTTACGGAGTCAGCTATTTCAGATATTTTTGTATCTACTAGTTTCTGTATACCGGCTTTTTCTGTTTTATCAGTCGCTTTATTTAATTTTACCCTTAGCTTGCTTAAATCTTCTAAATTTTTGTCAATTAAATCGCCGTCTACAGTGGTTCTTATTGTATTCATAGCTCTATAGCTCGTTCCAATGCCAACCATTCCGCTTCCACCTATTAAGCCTTGCAGTCCGGATTCTAGTCCTTCTTCACTAAATATAGCGTCAAAAGTGGCTTGTACAAATTTAGCATCCTCTTCTGTTCCTGCGGTTCTACCGAATTCTTCATTTATTTTATCTGTGGCATGCTGTAGTATTTCTGTAGTAAACTCTGTTCCTCCAGCGGCTAATATGTTAGCAACATTCCTAGCTTTTCTATTATATATAAGTTTAGCGCTAGCGTTTTTAATTATATTTTTGCCAGCAGTAGCCTTTAAAACTTTTCCAAACCCAAATCTTTCTAGACCAACACTAACAGCACCTAATCCAACAGGAGCTAAATTATCTGCTTCACCTGATCTAATAAGTTCATCTAAGGACACGCCTAAGTTTTCAGCTTTTTGTTCATTATATGTAATGTAATTTTCAGCAGCTACTTCAGAAAAAACACCTGCCCCGGCTGTGCCTAAAAAATATACGCCACTAGAAAAAGCATTTACTAAAGCTTCGACACCACCAGCTATAAGGCCGCCTACATCACCATCTTTAGCGCTAGCCACAAGCCCTTTAGTAGCAAAATTACTTTCATCTTGTTCTGCTTTGTATTTTTCTATAGCCTCTATAGTAGCTTCCGAGCCTAAGCCTTCTGACATAAAGCCAGGGTTGTTTTTTGCATATTCGTCGACAGCTTCTTGGCTTGATAATAAAGAGTAAAATGAATTTGTAGCTATATCTAAACCAGACCCAGCTCCTTCTTCACCTCCCCAAAATTCAACGACATCGTAGATACGTTCACCTGCTTTTTTAAATGTATTCTTAATAGATTGCCACGCCGATAAAGGCTCTTCCGATTTGGATCCCGTATCTTCTTGGCTTGACTCCGCGGTTGGATCCGCACTCGCAGAGTCTTGTATCTTTGCTGGTATACTAAACTGTGTTTTAAATTCATCAAAGGACCTAGTATAGTCCCCTGATTGATTTAAAGCTTGGTATAACTTTTCTGATTTTTCAGGAGATCCAAATTGAACATTGAAATCTTCGAATGTTTTTGTGTATTTCCCGTCGTTATATAGTTGATTATATAATTCTTCCATTTAATTATAGATTATCGTAAGCGCCGCTTCCTTGTTTACTTTTTTCTTTTTGTGGTTTTTCTTCGTTACCTGATCCTATGTAGCTATCTAAATTGCTTATAAAATAGTTTTTAGCTTTTGAACTTAAGTCTGAATTTTTTATATAAAAATTATACAATTCCCTTGGGTTATTTACATTAACTTCTAAAGGAACAGATTGCCCTGGTTGACTAGGGTTATATCTAAATATTTGTGTATTACCAAATTCTTTTTTGAAAGATTTTTTAGCTTGGTCTATATTATCAAACTCATCCTTGTTGGCATCGTAGAACATATTAAATAGCTCTCCTCTTGATACGTATGGCTTTGATTTTGCTTTTGGATCAACGCTATTTATTTGATTTACAATGGCTCTAGTCTTTGCCTCTGTTTGTTCTGGGGCAGCATTTATGGTAGCTAAATTTGCAAAGTCAAAAGCAGATGGTAACACTGAATTTTGAGCAAATTTGATTTCGTCACCAATTGCTCCTTTTAAGCCACCCTGACCGCTTCCTTGCCCTCCTCCTTTACCTGAAGGTTTTTTATCTAAAGATCCTTGTGCTGCTGTTTCAGATAAGAAATCCATATATTTTGACAACACTTCTTCTTCAAGCAAGTCTTCGTTACCGGGTTCAAATAACTTTTTATCCTGTATGTTTAAACCACCATCAACTAAAAAATCATCAGCAGCTAAAGAAACTAAGGTATCTCTACCTCCTGAGCTAATTAAGTTTTTTAATTTTGATTTAACCATGGTTTTTCTAGCCCCTAACAAAGGTTGGCCGCTATTGTATATGCTTTCGTTTAGTTTTAAAATAGAGTCAGCAGATTTAAAGTCTTTTAAAAATGGTTTGTTAATTTCCATATAACCCTTATACTCTCCTGCGTCTTCGTCAAAAAAAGATAGTTGCCCTCCTGGACCTACACCCATAGCTCCTTCATTAGTGTATATTTTTGCAGCTTTAGATAACGAGCCTATAGAATTACCGTTAGATAATCTTTTGTCATCAAAGTCTTTTAAATAAGACAATTTATCTTGCTTATAGGCATTTACTTGATTTGCTAAATTTGAAAACGAATTACGAATGCCATTCATTTTGTCCCTAAGAGAAGCGTATTCGGTTGGATTATCTGCCGCATCTATTTTAGATATTTCTTTAGCAATATTTGCGTATTGGTTTCTTTGCTCTACTAGAAAATTTGTAACAGCGCTATTTTGCTCCGGAGTTAAATTGGTTAAGTCTGGTTCATTTAATGAATTTATATAAGATGCTACTTTATTGCTAATAGCGCTTTTTTCAGAAGCCTCTTGAGCGGCAACTAAAGCACCTGCTTGAGTACCTTCCATTATACCTTTCTGTAAAGCTTCGCTCCAGTTGTTATTTCTGCTTTCGGCTAATGCAGCCTGGCCTTTTACTAAATTTACGTTCATATTATAATGTTATTATTGACCAAACAACTTTTTCATGAAAGGGTTCTTGGTTGGTATAAACTGAGCAGCAGCAGTAGCTAAACCTCCTACGCCTCCCATAATCGAGTTAGTTGCTTCTTGTCTTGCTTTATTAGCTGCGGTTAAATCTTGCTGTGCCATACCTAATAACGTTTCTGTTTTTTCTTGTTCAGCGTCTCTAGATATTAATTCACCTTTTGCTTCGTACAATTGTAATCTACCAGCTTCTTGAGCGGTAGCCATTTGGTTTTGTGACTCTTGTCTACCAATGTCAGCAGATGCACTTTGTAAGTTTTGTGATTGTTGATTAGCCATAGCTTGAGCTAAAGCGGCAATTCCAGATCCTCCTGCAGCACCACCCATACTAGCCATAGTATTTGCTAAACCTTGTTGTTGTTGCTGAGCCTGAAAATTTGCAGCTTGCTGATTAACCGTTAGATCCTCCATAGTATTCTCCATATCTTGGTACACGTTAGAAGTGTCTAAGTTTTCATATTGGTCTTTTCTTGCATTAAAGTCTTGCTGCGCTCTTCTTTGTTCTCTTTTTCTTGCACCACTACCTATAATGCCGCCAGCAATACCGGTTAGTCCGCCAACTATTTGTCCAATCATTTTATTAAGTTTTTATAATTTATTATTACGTATTATTTGCTACTGTCAAACACTTCAGAACCAATTGAAAATATTTCCGCATACTCAGTAGAATCATTTCTAAACTGTAATCTAGCATAATACCCTAGTACAGATCCTGTATTTTGGGTATTATCTTTTGAAAACAATATAAAGCTTGATGCGCCAGGTCTTTCTTGTGAAGGCGAAATTTCACATTCCAACGTATTAGTAGCTTGGTCTATTGCTAATATCTTACCTATCTTTTTTATATCATTACTTTTATATGCATTAGTTGCATTAGTAAAGTAAGTTATATCTCCTACTTGAACGGATGTATTAATAGGATATGAAAATTTTAATGTTATTTGATCCATTATGTTGGGTTATTGCATTCTTGAATAATATCAGTTATAGTTCCACCAAAGTTGACTACAATGTAATATGCAGAAGATGAAATCTCTATAACATTATATGTTTGGTTATTAACTAAGCTATTTGACATTCTGTAAATACCTTGAGGTAAAGTTTCTAAATTGCCGCCGTTATTCCACATTAGATTAGTGCCAACAGTAACATCTCCTATATTTATAGGTGTAATAGTTCTACCAATACCGGAAGCAGAATAACATTCAGATAAGAAAATAACACTATCCCACTGAGTTGAACCAGGTGTTACATCTATCACTGTGTCTAAATCTAAAGTATGTATAATAAGCTGTCCACCGGTAGAAGAAACTTCTATGGTACCAGATACTGTAAATACGTTATTTTTACTATTTAAAGATGACGTTAAATTACTTATTGAATAAGTATAACCAGCAGCTGAAAGATCAGGTATTACAGGACTGAACGAGTTTGCTGTTAAAATAACTGTTTCTTCAATAATATAACCAACCGCTGAAGCTGCATTAAAGCTAAAGTTTAATCTTGGTAAAAACCCAGGATCGTAAGAAGTGTTTGGTGATAGAATTAATGTATCAGGGACTCCATCTATAAGTAGATTAGGGTCTGAACTAGTAGCAGTAATTGTAATTGACACAGGTTCTTGCTGAGATATACTTATTGTTACACCAGCGCCGTCATTTGTAATAGTAGGATTTATATCACCTGTTATTTTTAATTCGTATGGATGTTTATTTTCTGAGTAATTTGGTATTAATATGTTCGCTATTTGCGCTGTACCACTACCGCTTATTGCTACATTAGAAGCATAAACCGTTGTGTTTAAAGAGACATCAACTAATTCTACTGAATATATAGCTCCAACGTCACCAAACAGGTTTAAAACTAATGTTTCGCCATTAACATTAGCAACATAATCATCGCCACTTGTTCCGTTCAATGTAAAAGCATTTATATATTGCGTAGGTATAACAATAGGTATAGCCTCAGCCTGAATAACTATTGAGTCTCCGCTTATATTTTGATTTGGGAAAGTGTAAGATACATTGAATGTAACAGATGTTAAATTAGCGTTTATATCGTATACTTTATTTGATGATATTGTGTAATTATTAGGATTGCCTATAGCTAATGATATTTGAGGTTCCTCAAAAAAGTAAAACCCTCCATTAGCGGTAACAGTCTTTGTTAAAACATTTGTAGTGCTTGCAAAAGTACCTGATACGGAATATTGTCCCGATTCACTGGTTGGTATTGCATTTTGGGTATTAATTGTAAAATTACCATCTATTATATATAATTGACCAGAAGCATTACCTTGAATGCATAAAGGAAACTCAATGTTGTTTCCTGGCATTATAGTATTATCCGCAAATTCAAAATTTAAAACCACGTTACTGCCAGATTGAACAAAAGAATAATTAGTAATACCAGTAGGTATAGGACTAGTTAAACTAAAATCAGAAGCTGCAACAGTGAAACCAGAGCTTGGAGTGATTACTATACTGTGTGATCCTGAGTCATTTAAATCGCTACCTTCAGCTTGGATAAAGTTCACCTCTGAAACAGAAAAATTCTCGTATTGGGTTGCCATAATTATATTTTTAAATATATATTAGTTTGTTATTATTTTTATTGGTTGCATTGCGGGTCACCATATACTCTAACATTAAAGTTTAATATACTACACTCGGTGCTTGCAAAGACTTTAACATTGAAATCAGATACATCCTGCGCTGCTATAAAATAAGGCCTCCCTATCCCTTGCACGGAAAATTCTTTCGAGTCAATGTTATTATCCGTATTGCTATTGAAGTAGGTAGCGTCCCCTTTTATATACTGGAACCATTTATTCTCCTTGTTTAAAAATTGCTTTACATAACCGCTTTGCAAGTCTGTTTGTATATAGTTTGTATACCAACCGTTACTATCTAAATTTTCAGTTGTTACATTTTGTAGTTGTAAAGCGTTTACCTCAGCTAAGCTTAGGTCACTATATTGCGCATTGCTATACACATATTTTCTTGAGTCACTACCTGTGTAGTTTAAAGTTTTATATTTCTTTACAATAGTAGGTTCTTCGTTTAATAACAATGTAACCGCGCTATCATATTGAGTGCCATAAAAATTATTCTGAACAACCCCTTCTTGCCTATGTTCCCAAATGATACCATTTTTGAATGTATAATATCTGTCGTTCAGCGTTATACCACCTTCGTTGCTAAAAGTCTTTCTGCTTTCCCATCCGTTAATATCCTCTTTAAAACTAACTACGGTTGATGTAGGGTTAAATACTGTGGTAACTCCATTCTCTATAATACCATCATCCAACCTGCTGCTCCATTTAGTATCTAAGTTGTCTAAAGAAATATTATAGGCGCTTTTGTCGTCGTCGAATGATCCCCATGTAACACTTGATTTCTTTAAATTGTCAGCAAAGAAAGTAGTCATACCATACCTTGATATATCTTCAATTCCATCATTTGATAATCTAATTACGACACCTCTGCTTTTGTCAGTAAAATATACTCTATAACCGTAAGAAGCAAAACTTTCCGGATTTTTACTAATACCAAATTCACCAACATAAGGAATTGCCTGGCCTAGGACAGCATTGTTAGAAGTAACGTTTGTATTTCCATCTGCGTTGAACAAAGCGTCCTTATTAGCTAGTATACGTAAACATTTGTCTTCGCACAAAGTTACTAAATTGGTATCTCTAGAGTGAAGTTTTTGTATAGAGCTATATATAGGATTTAAATCTTTTGTTATAGACTCAGCTTGAATGAATTGATTTAAGTCGTTGACACCTGATGTTGAATTAAATATCTGTGAAAATATTAAACCAGTAAGCCTACGCTCTTCATTGTAAGGTTCTTTTAGTACCGCTGATACTATTGGCCCGTTGTCAATAGTTATTGCATTGAAATCATCTCGTATTCTATCGGACTCAACACCGTTACCAAATGAATAGCAATTAAACCAATTAAGCTTATGAGCATTCCCATATTCTGAAATTGGATATATTTTTGAAGCAGAATGATATATTTCTAATTCAGCAGACTCCTTTGGCTCTGTTTCGAATATAGCTGGATTTGTAGATGTAAAAGTAGTACCATCAGTTATAGTTGTCAAAAACTGTATTTGAGGAGAACCAGGTTGATTCCAACCTCTATATGTTCCGGTTGGAGCGGGGAATGACCACCCAGACGGGCCTTGAAATAAACCGGTTCCATTAGCGGGGTCTACAGGCTGTACCTTTAAATACCATCTTTTTCTTTTGTTAGAGCCATCGTTAAATCTTGGTCTCTGTTTCTGTTGTTGATAATTTCTAAAGCGTTCTACTGGCTCTACTGATTTTATTTTATATACTACACCGTCTGGATCTTCTTTAAATCTAAATAATCCTCCTATACTTTCTAATATACTAACTGCTTGCCTGTATTGTGTATACACTGTTTTTCCAACTCCAAAATCAGCTCCTTCAGGCCATATACCCGCAAAGCCTATTGTTAAGTCCTGTCCTCCAATCGTGAACCCTCCTCCTCTCTTTTGTCTACCAGGAGGAGCGCCTGCAACATCTCCATTATCTATAAAAAAACCTTGTTCCCAATTGGAGCTTAATATATCGCCTCGGTTAAGATAAACGTCAGTCCACCCCAAACCAAAACCTTGAGCAACAGCATAATTTGAAGAGTTTGCACTATTCAATAAATATTCCTGTAAGGTAGCATCTTTGAATAATTTTACAAAAAATCTACCTTCAAATTCTGGTTTGTTTTCAAATTCTTTCAAAGAAAATTCCGTTGAAATGCCGGGGATAAGAGCATCAGAGTCATCGAACATCCATTTTACATCGTCCCCAAAACTATTTTCAATGCTAATCTGGTACCAACCCACTCCCTCTATGGTAACTGCTTCATTTCCTGATATTTTATAATAATTTGATCTAGTCTGGCTATTAAAAAACCTTATTAATCTAGTTTTTGATATAGAAGACGGATCTAAGATAGCTTTTGCCGGACTGTTATCTACAGTATCTTTTCTAACCCTAAACAATTGAAATCCAAACTCCGGGGCACTAGTAGGATCTATAGCTCCAGAAACTTGCCCAATAACAGATACGGTTTCTTTTAAAAATGTAGGAGCTTCATTTGATATAGCTACTATTTTATATTTAGCAGCTTCCAATACAGCATCACTAGAGTCGTGACGCTTTTTTAATTCTAAAAATGTTTGTTCGTCAACTTTGTTTCTATCAGATGAAGAAAAGCTTATCCATATGTTGCCATCAGCAGCTTCGTACCATCTATCCATCGCTAAATTGTAATATTCATTCGATGTTTCCTTTACGTAATACCTAAAGTTTGTAAATTCTTTTGGTTTATTGCCTTTAGCTTGAACAGTTATACTATTGTAATTTATAGAATTATTTTTTTGTAATGTAGTTGCAGCTGATTCAGAAGTAAAAACAGGTGTTTGACGACCGTATTTATCCTGGAACACCACTCCTAGTTGGTAGGTTCTTTGAGTTTTTACAGAATTGTAAGGTATATTCTGAAGTGATTCGCCATTGGTACTGAATTGATGCCCTGTGCAATTACCCTCTTCGTCGTAAATACAATCCCAATTATTATTGTGAGCAATAGATACATCTAAAGCAGGAACAACTGACTTACCTAGATTATCTACTAAATTAAAATTTTGTAAATAATTCGCATAAATCAATCTGTTTGCGGTAATTTCCTGAGCTTTAGCTTTACGAGGCACATTATCATATACCCTTAGTATTTGATTAGAAGGTAGTACAGAAGAAATTATTTCAGATTTAATGTTGAATTCATTTGCATTCCATATACTACTATTTCTTTTAAATGTATCAACAACATATATTGTTTGATTATTTGCCTCTTTATATAATAAATCAATTTCAACAACGTCAATAGGCGTGGATGATCCAGCAAAACCCTTAATAACGCATTGTTTCATTTGATTAACCATACCCAAATTATAACCTTTTTTAGGCTCATAATCAAAGTCGCCTGGTAAAAAAGCTACTTCAGAAAAAGTTGAAAATGCTGAATAATATCCATCCTTATATTTGTATCTATATGCAAATCTTGGAAATTTAAATTCAAAAAATGGATCTTCCTCTAGTGTAACAGCCCAAGTAATTGCAGTATCTTGTATTGTTTCAGGTACTGATAATACAGAAATATCAACAAATTTTTGAGTTGGACCAGAAGGTACACTTAAAACTTTAGCTCTTACCACATATTCTTCAGGAACAGAAGAGCCTGATATTTCAGCAGCACCTTTGAATGATAAAACATCACCAACAGAGTAAAAAGGATAAGGGCTTGGTATCCAATCTATTGTAAACTGCGTTCCGATTGGAGCAGCTATTTTTTCTAACGGATCATTAGGATCTACTATAACAAAATTTTTACTAGTGGTGCCTTCTACAACAGCAGGGTTACCATTAGCGTCTACAGCTCTAGTTTTAGATAACTCTAAGGTTAAAGGTTCTGTAGGATTTTGCTTTATTACGGTTATATCTGATTCTATAAAGTCTCTTGCTAAATCAGCATCAGCTCCGTAAAATATACTGTGCGTTAAAAAATTGCTATTTTTATTAGCATTTTTAAAATCATTAATATTTATTACTTTAGGCTCTGTTTGGTCATCTGTCCAAAATAGTAATCCTTCTATAATATTTATACCTGTTATTAAATAATTAGTACTAAAATTTAATATATTATTTTTATCAACTAATATAGGAGATACAATTTCATTTTTTTGATCATACTCAGCAATAGCACTAATTCCTTGGCTAGCTATAAACCAGTATATTTTTTCATTAACATCGTCTTTTATTTCACCTATTTTAATAGGGTTTATTAATGAATTGATATACCCGCTTGTCCAAGATGTATATGTATTTGTACTAGGGTTTAAGCTTCTGTAAAATTTTGAAGCATTACCTGCTATGTTTTGTAAAGCACCAACATTGCTACCGTTAGAGGTAGAGATTTCTAAATTTACAGCGTCTCTGTATTCGCCATTTGGTACTAAACGTTCGTCAAGGTCTTTATTCATTTTACCTGACGTAAACGTATGGATCAATTCCGGCATACTCTAGTGTTTTATAATTTTGGATTTATTACGCATTATTTGTGTAATTTCCTCTATTTTGATTTTAGATAAACGTATTTTAGCATTTCGCCTAGCCGCGGTCGCTTCTTTTTTGTACCTAGATACAAGGTACTCCGGAGTATCGGATCTTGTTGCTAAAATAGAATAAGCGATATATTTATATAAAGCTTCTTCTGCAAATTTATGCACAACCATTTCTTCGTCGGTACCTAAACCGTCTGAAATATATTTTAATGTAACGATTCTATTAACCATAGAGGAGTCAAAATATATAATACCCTGCAAAGGATCTATATAAAATACACCGTTAATCTGTGAATGTTCCGGGTTCAATCCATACCTTCTCCCAAACGATGCCCCATTAAGCAAGTCCTCATTATTTATATTTTCTATATAATCTTTGTTATGCCCTCCCGATGATTGAAATTTTTTTCTAGTTTCAGATTCATCAGCGGTTAGTATCTCTCTGTCTTGCTCGTCAAATAAATACTCCATATTATTGTCCTGAAGTATTGGTAATGGATTACTAGTCTTGCTTGTTGGATATATAATCCTTTCTATACCGCTTTGATCAGCCCAGGTTAGCTTAACATAGTTAACGTAGTCTTTAGGTAATATAAAGTTTAAATTTGGTCCGATTTCAATTTCTTGAGATTTTATAGATGGCAATAAGTCAAAGCTAAACTCTTGAATACCGCGCTTTGCGTGAAATACTATATCGGTTCTTTTTATTGCGCTTATAATTTTTTGTTCACCAACATAAGCTATTATAAAATTATTTACAATATCATTCACGCTAATGAACTGGTAGCTTCCGTAGTTTTCATCAAAACTATTCCAAGCGCCATCAGATCCTAAGTAGTACTGTTCATCTGTTTGATTTATTAAACCCATATATTATGCTTTTTCTTGTTGAATAGCTTCTTGTTCTTCACCGTTAGCTATTTGATATACTGATAAGTCTTTTACCAACACCCCAGCTAGCTCTAGTATTTTAATAACTAATTCCGTTTCCTCAGACTCGTGTAATTCAAAATCTACAGAATATGTAGAATCGTACAGAGCTTCTCCAAATACTATTTGGTATTTCCATTCTACCTTTGCTGGTTTTTTAATATAATAAAGGCTAGCGCTTTGCGATATAGATTGTGGAAATATTTCAATTTTTTTACCGCTTTGTATGTATATTGGCCATTTTGAAGAAGGAGCAGTGAGATCCGATTTATTAAGTTGTAAAAAATATTGAGGGCTTACTAATTCAACCTCGGTTATATCATAAATATCCTGGCTGATGTAGGAGCGCATAAAAACGTTATTTAAACGATAAAGATCTGATGGCAATTGATGGTAAGTACCATTAAAAGCCGCTGTGCCTGTTTTCTCAAATAAAGAAATTTTTTCTTCAATTAAAGCGGGAATATCAGCATTAACATTACCATCAGTAGGCAATCTATTAAATTGACTTAAATCGTAAAAATATTGTTCAAATATATCCATTTGCGCTTGATTAGCAAACAGATTAAACTCTTGCGGCGTTACATATCCTCTTTGTTCTTTATTAAGTATGCTTAATACTCTTTGGTAAACTGTATCTATACTTACGCTCATATACCGCTTTATTTTTTATTAAGAAGAAAAATTAGTAAAAACTAGTCTTGATTTTGCTTTTTCTAATTTATCTGTCTTTTCTATTAATAATCTTTGTAACAAACCTGGGTTTGTGTTTTCTCTATTTGCAAGTATTGCATAAACAATACAAGAATATAATGCTTCCTCGGCTAGCTTTGGAATAGCTGCGGATTCATCCGTTGTTAAAGCATTTGATAAATATTTTATTTTAAAATTTGGGTCATTAAAATTATCGCCACTTAATATAACCTGCAAATTAGGGTAGTCAATAAAATAATTATTTTCCGCAGGTGTATTTGCAGCAGATTCTGAAAATATTACATCATCTGCTTGTACTGATACCATAGCTACATAATCTTTAGGTAAGTCATAAGTAGCAGGTGTCGTAGCTAGCTCTACTAAAAACTGACCTTTTAATGTTTCGTAAGAGAACTCTTGTAAGGATCTTCTAGCGTGAAATACAACCTCTGTTCTTTTTGAGTCGGGTATTAATTTACCAGGTCCGGTGAAAGAGATTATAAAGTTGTTGATTATATCGTTTAAAGATATAAAAGCGTTTGTTATACTTGTATCTGCCATTTTCTTTTATTATTTTTGCCCGTCGGTATTGATTTGTTGTTCTTTTTGTGTTGCTATAGATAATGCAAGTTGGTCTTTTGTCATTACACCCGCGTACCCTAATATTTTATTAACTAATAATGGTTGGTCTGATTGATGTATTTCAAAATCTTGAGAACTAATGCTATTATATATATAATTACCTAGATTTGGATCTATTGTAAAGCCCCATTTAGGATTTTCAGGATATTTTAAGTAATTCACTTCAACATCTCCAATTAAATTAGCAGGGTACAAAGTAATTTGTTTATTTTCGTATATATACACTGGGTAATACGCTGTAGGCGCAGTTAAAGGTGATTGATTTGTTGTGTACAATTCGTGCCTTTGAATTCTCTGAACCTCTCTATTATTGTAAACAACAGACCCGAGCTCTTGAACTTGAGAAGGCAATTCTGCAGCGCCGGCAATTACAGGTAAAACGCTTGTTCTTTTAAATAAAGATATTTTCTCATCTAGCAAAGCCATCCTGTCCGCATACGCTAAAGAGGTTTGTGGCATTCTCAATAATTGGTTTAGCTCATCAAAATACTGAGTAAAAATCTCTTGCTGCGCTTGGGAAGCTATTTTGTTAAACTCATTAGGTGTTAATACCCCTCTTTTTTCTTGTTCTAAAACAATTAGAACGCTTTTGTAGACTTGGTCTATGTTAATCGCCATTTTTTTGTGTTTTTAATTTATAGCTAGTAGGCCACATTAAAAGCGGCCTAACCGCTATAAAACGCATACCTTATTTAAGTTTCTTTAATATCGCTTTGTAAACCTCCATTCCATCGTCAGTCTTAAAATAAGCAGCTAACGCTGAATAAGGATGTTCATCAAAAGGAACAGTCATTAATTTTCTATTCGACTCTCCGTATGTAAATGTTCTCTGATCAGCGGATAGTTTTAAAATACCAGCTTCTACAGCTTTGGCTCCAACGTTTCTTAATTGAATAGATTCGTCATTAGCTAATTCAATAAATAGAGCTGGATTTCTCTTAGCAAAAATCATTAAGTCTCTTTTTAACTCGCTTGTGGATAAAGTTGTAACTTTTTCGCCAAACTCAGATCTTAATATAGCTTCTGCGTGCTCTATATCAATGTTTTTAGCCATTGTAAGGGCTTCTAATTCAAATTCAATCCAATCAAGTTCGTTAATTGAATTCGCTTGTTTATCGAGCTCCTCATAAGCTTTATTTTTTAATGGATGATACAAAGACAATAATTTTTGTAATGCAACATCTTCTTTTTTTACGGTTAAAACACCGTTTCTAAATACGATTCGCCCTAAAGTAGCCTGCCCTTTTTGTTCGTCTACAAATGGACTTGCTTGGTTAGTAGCGTATCTTAATTCTCTTTGGTAACCAGATTCTTCATCAAACCATAATAAAGGTTTTCTACCACTATGTTTTGCTGTTAATGTAAAGACTAATGGCGATTTGCCTGTACTTAAATAATAAGTTCTTTCTTTATATTCCCATTTTGGCACTGATGGTTGTTTTTTAACTGGTGCAAATTTTTCACTAATAGGTTCTTGAGGCACAGCCTCAGGTGCTTTTGCTGTAGCTTGTTTAGCCATAATATAATAAAATTAAAAAGTTATAAATATAATAAGAGTAATAATTACCCCCGTAGATACAACGAGGGTAAGAATTACATTACTTTATTATGCTGAAATCTTTTTCAACAATACGAAGTTGTTAGCTCCTTGTACACATAAACATCTTTCTGATAAGAAGTGAACGTTCATTGCATCTTCGTCGCTTGTGTAGTTACCGCCAACAGATCCAGTAATCCAAGATTTCATTTTTCTGTCGTCAGCTTCAGAAGCTCTATAACGCACGTGTAAGAATGGTCTTGAAATGTTTTTACCTAATTGTTGATCATAAACTGTAGAAGTTCCTGCTGGTACAATAACTCCTTCAACATCACCTACTAATCCACGAGTAGTAGCGTCATTTAAGTATTTCCAGTCAGTTTTGTAGAAGTCATAAGAACCTCTTCTGAATCCAGAGAAACCTAAGTTCAATGCCATATCCTCAGAGTTGTTGAATACTCCATAAGAAGTACCTCCTGCACCATAAGAATTTTGAGCAGCTAACATATTGTCAATACCTAAAGCAGAAGCTCTATCTAAGAACATCATGTTTTCCTCAATTGCTCCTTGTTTGTCTAACTCTTGTAAGATTAAATCAAAGTCAGCTAATCCATCAGTACCGCCAAAATCAGCGTCAGAATATACTAGCCCTCTGTTTTCCAAAGCAGCAAATAATCCATCAGTACCAGTGATTTCAGATCCACCACCTAATCCAGCAGCTGGAGTAATTGGAGAAGCAGCTTTTTCAGCTTCGATCATAGTCATTTCTAATTGATCTTCGAAACGAATTCTTGCTTCGTGCTCTGATTTTAAATACCATAAGTAACCAGAAGTTCCTGCTTCAGTTGTAACTTCAACCCATCCAATTTGAGCAGTATCAGAACCGTTCACATTGTATTTATCTCTTAAGATAATTGGCTTGTTGCTGAATTGTTCGAAAGCAGCGTCTACTGAAGTACCTGCATTAGAAGTACCTTTAGCATACTCAGAACCGTATACGAATACTTTAACGTTTCCAGTTCCAGTAACAGTGATAGCTCCTGCGTAACCAGCGATTGTTAAAGTTGCAACACCAGCGACAACAGACACTGCACTAACGTATGCTTTCTCTACAGTCAATCCAGTTGAATCAGCGATAACGATAGTAGCTCCAGGACCAATAAGGTTTTTAGAAGCCCCGTTTTGAGCTGGAATAGTAATAGAAGTAGCAGAAACTACGGTTACATCATCGTAAGCAATGTGTAATCTTCCTTGCTCTGACCATACTACTTGATCTGAAGCCATTGGCATTTCAGCACCAACCATACGTAAAAATCCAGAGATTGTTCTGTTTCCATAACGCTCTACTTCTTTTTCGTATACTTCCGGTAAAAATTGTTGTGTAAAATCTAATTGAGATAATGATAAATAGTTATCATTAAATAATGTTTGTGTTGGACGTGGAGTTAAATGAGCTAATGCCCCTGCACTTCCTGTAAATGAACCTGCCATAATTTTTAATTTTTAAGTTTTTTATTTTCTATTTTTAATTCCAAACTTAGAAGTAACTCCAGGATTAATTGCTTTAACTGTCCACCCGCCAACAGGCTGTACATTTTCGTGGGTTCCTCTTGGAGCCATATCAATGTTCTTAGCTCTAGCTACACTTTCTTTAATAGCATCAGCCTTACCTTGTTCGTAAAAATGACTTGCAATTTTGTCCGCATTCATAGCAGTGAACAAAGACTTATGATAACCCGCAGCATCCGCTATTTCATTTTTTTCATTCAAGAACTTCTTGACAAAATTATTAATGTCGACTTGGGTGTCTTTTACTTGATCTACATTGTTTACTTTAAAACGAAATTGCTTTTCACCAATATTGAAATCAAAACCTTTGAAGTCATTAGAAAAAAGTTGTTCTGTTTTGTTTTTAAATGTAGAAACCTGTTGTTCAGCTATTTTAGTTGCTTCCTCGCTTTCTTTTGTATAACGATTAAAAAATTCAATCGCTTTTCTTTGTTCTGGGTTTAATTTAGACCCAGCTTTTATTTCGTCGTAATACTTTGTTTTTAGATTATTTAAATAATCTTTTGCTTTAGTTAGCTCTTCTTTTTTGGCTAATTTTTTTCTACGTATATCTCTATCTTCATCAAGCTCTTCATCATAAGAAAAATTATCCTCCATTAAAAATTCAATCTCTTCTTTATTTAAGTGAGGCTTAGTAGTTTCGTAATACTCTCTTAATAATTGATCTTCATTTAAAGAAGTGTAATCTGTATTTAATTTTACATAATCTTCAAGACTACCACCGGTCTCATTCATAAAGTCAACAACTTTTTGAATATTTTCCGGTAACGCTACACCGGAGTCTTGGTTATTATCAATAGCTTGATCAAGTTGGTCATTAAGATCTTCTACCTTTTGCTGGATATGCTCATTTGTTATTTCCTCAACTAAAGACTCTTCTTCTTTTTGAATGGGTTGCTCATCATTTTGGATGGAGCTTTGTATTTCTTCAACCAAGCTTTCGCTACCTGTACCGTCTTTGGGTTGCTCGATAACAACATTGCCTGCATCTGTTTTTTGCTCTGGAACGGCATCTATAGGTTTATTTAACTCATTTAAATTGACTTTAATAATGCCATCGTCGTAAGACATTGCTTTATTTTCAGTTGGTGTTTGTTCTTGAAGATTTACTTCTTTTGCTGAAACTTCCTCTGTTATTTCTGCCATAATAAAATATTATATAATTGTTACTATTATTATTACTTAGGATCAAAAGAACCTAAATTAAACATTCCGTTCATTATGTCATTTCCTGATGACTCAAATTTCTTTGGCGGAAGGTTATTCTTTCTTTGCTCAATTAATTCACTTTGTTGGGTTGCTTGTAATTCTGTTCTTTTGTCTTTTCTATCCTCTTTTTCCTGTAATTCTGATTTTTTACCATTAGCAATTAAATCTTGCAGCTTCATATTTATTTCAAATTCAAACTGCATAAGATCTTTCTTTAAAGCTGCTTCTTGCATTAATTTTTGTTGATCTATTTGAGCTTTTGTTTGCTCTAATGTAATCTTTTGTTGCGTGATTGCTTCTTGCTTTTGTATTTCTGCTTGAGCAGCTACTTGCTGGGCTTGTGCATTAGCTTGAGCCTGAGCTTGTATATTCTCTTGCTGCATTTTTTGATCATTAAGCTGCTTCTCTTTTCTTCTAAGTTTTAAAAGTTGATTTGCTAACTTAATATTTTTAATCTCTCTTAAATCAATAGCGTCAGATAAATCAATTGATCCGCTTTGAACAGCAGCTTGTATATTGCCTTCTAAAACAGCTCTTTGTTCTTCATCAGGTTGTAGTTCAATAAATATACCAAAATCATATAAATATAACTGACTCATTTCTTCAAGAACAGCTACATTCTGGTTGCCTATTTTATGTATAAAAGCCTCTCTTGTTGGTGAGTATTCTAATATATCAGATATTCTTAATGACAATCCTTGACATAAATCCGATGTTAAAAACAAGCTACTATCTAATATGTGTCTAGTTGCAGTGTTTGAATTAGCAGCAGCTAATTTTTGTACCCCTACTAATGCTCTTGAGTCTGGTGTACTACCATCTCTTGCTTCGTTCAATCCGGTTACATCCCTTATCATTTGTAGATAATAGTTGTAATTTGATATTAAGCTTTGTATTTTTCCGCCACCATTTCCAGTTGATATTTCTTGAATAGGTATTTTACCTGGATTTATATCTCCATCTTGTGTAAATGATCTACCTATAACGGAACCTGTTTGAAAATACATATTCAAAGCTTCCTGAGGATTATAAGATGTGCCATTACCCAAATCAACCTCAGACAAACCATCAGCATCAAGATAAACACCGTCAGGAATCATTCTGGACATAACCTGTTGAAGCTTTAAGTGTGTTAACTGTATCATATCAGCAAACCCAGTTATACGACTAACAAGAGACTCTATTCTTCCTTTATACATTCTAGGAGCTACAATACTGTAGTTCATTTTAACTTTAGTATAATCGCTTTTTGGGCGTATCATATTTTTAGCCAATTCCCACTTAAGCATTCTACCACCTAATATTTTAACCCCTTCGTATAAAACTTCTAAAGACTGCGACACTTTTTCTATGCCGTATTCCTCGTATAGTTCTGCAGGCGGATTAAATTCATCGTCTTTTGGTATTATTTTAGCTGCTCCGGTTGATGTCTCTTTAACTTTGTATACTTCATTTGTAAAAGTCTTATAATTAAAGTACAATACCTGGACAGTATTGGAATCTGTTTCATCATAATTAGTAATAGATCTATCATAAAAACCATTACTTTGGTAAGATTGAGAAGATATTTCTTCAAGGTCATCATTTGTTAACCAAGGAAATTCTTTTTTTAATTCGTTTAAGTGCACTTGTTTTACCTCACCTACATAATATATATCATCAAAATAAGGTGAATCTGTATAAGACCAAACTAAATCTACCGGATCTACATATTCTATTTTTGCACCTTCTGCTTTTGTAAATGTATTTTTTACAGCACCAATACCAATGGTAGTTAAATCGTAATTACATCTTCTTCTAATAAGACTATAATTATTACCTTCTAAAAGAACATTTAAAGCTTGCTCTTCAGCTAGCTCAACTTGTTGCTTATAGCTAAGTTGCATGTGCAAATCTAACTCTTCTTTATTTTTTGGTAAAGTTGTTGGATCGTTTTCAAATAAATTAACACCGAATTCTTGTATTGCAAACTCATTTAATTCTTTTGTTTGCATATCTCTTATTAGAGACTCCATATATTTTGTTCTTTTCTCAACACCATATGGATCTTGCGAATACGCTTTAATATCAAAAAGTCTTTCAGATATACCGTTAACAACAATATCTACAAACTTTGGAATAATAGGTACCGGTTTCCAATCTAAATTAAGGTAAGATAAGTCTCCGTTTATTGATAATTCGTCTTTATATTTTTGAACACTCTGCTCGCCTCTAGCATATAATCTTAAGTTGTGAAAAGTGTTTTGGTTACTTTTAAATCTACCATAACCGTTATCGCTACTAAACCACTCGTTCTCAATAGCTCTACCTACAGAAGTACCGTAGTCTATTGACATTTTTTCCCTATCACTAGCTATTTGGCTTGGAAAATAATTTGTTATAACAGATTTAGCCATACTTTTAATTTTCTATTATTTTTGAAAACATACCTGAATTAGTATATTTTGATATTTTTAAGTTTACTTTATTTTTTTGTACATCCGCTTTTGGATGGTACTTATGTCTATTGCATGCCATTATTGCTAATCCCGAACTTATGGCGGCATCAAACTTTGTTCTATTGTTAATATCAAAGCCTGCCCAATCATTTAAAGTCTGGTTAAAGTACATTGTACCATAAGTGTTATCCTCTAATAATCCTACGTAGCTATTTATATAACTTTCTATAGCGGCCGCGTGAGCTTGTTTTATATCTTCACTTGAGTTTGGTATTCCTCCTATTTCTTTTTCGGCTGGTGATAATTTGTTCCAAATCTTATCAGGTCTATTCATTGAATAACCTCTATATCCTCTTCTTTTAAAATAATACAAAAGTCTTGGTTTATTATTTTCAGCTAGTATAGGCATACCGTAAAATACACATGCCATTAACACGTCTTCAAAAAATATGTCTGCTGTTTGAGGTCTAGCTACATATTCTAAAAAAAATGTATTAGCAGGAGCATCTTCCATACTTAATTTTGTTAAACCGTGTAAAGCTCCTTTAGATCCTTTACCATCTACAGTTCCAGATATATCATAACTATCACACCCAAACGCTCCAATATGCTCATTACCAGGGTATTTGATACCGTTTCTTAACACTTGATTGTTTTGTAAATTAATACCAGGTACCCAAGAAACTTTAAACCTACCGCTAGGGTTAGGCACAAATATTACTTTAGAGTCTTTAATACCGTTTACCCATTGAAAACTTCCAGTTGTAATTACATTGGAATTACCTAAATCTTCGTTGTAATCTATTTGCTCGTATATTTTAGCTAAATTAAATATGCTGTTTTTAGCCTCGTCTCTAAAAGCATGTTCTTCTGTTCTTGGAAATTGTCTATAATATTCATTTAAAGCATCTTGGTCGCCTCGTAATCCTTCTGCTTCATTTTCCCAATGCTCTATAACTCCTATATCTATTACTTCTCCGAAAGGTCCTACAACTTCTTTTTTAGGTGTATTAAAAACTGGTTGTCCATATTCATCAATAAACCCTTCGTAATTCCATTCCATTGGTATAAACAATGAATATAAACCAGAAGCTGTTTGCCCGTTTTTATTTCGCTTAGTAACATCTGAGCTTGTATATAATTTTTTAAAATTAGTACCACCTTTATCTAAAGCATTCGATGTTGATCCCATCATACACTTACCTATAATTCTAGATCCTAATCGTAAACACGTTTTTGTTACCCGCCAGTTATTTAATATATTATCAGGCCTTTCCCACTTGCCACTCTCATCGTGTATTAATAATCTTAATTTTTCACCATCATAAGAGTTATCTCCTGTATTCTTCCAGTCGATTGTGGTATCAAGACCTTCTAATATTTCTATTTTATTTTTACTTTGTATTGATTTTCTTGTCAACCTAGATGCTGGAACCCTATAAGCTAATTCTGTTTTAGGTCTATCCATACCGTCTTGTATTGGTTTAAAGAAAAACGGGTAGTTTACTGAAATTGGAACTACTTTATCTGTAAACATCTTTTTAGCATCACTACCAGACTTTGATAATATACCAAATCTTGCGTCACTTGAAATAGTGGCTTGATTTACGGTTTCGCTTGACGCCATAAAAGAAAAACCAGATCGCCTGTTTTTCAGATAGCACATTCCATAACATCTATTATCCGCCTTGCAAGCTTCCCAAAATATAAAAAACAATCTATTTGCTTCACGAAAATCAGGATGCCCTACGTCTATTTTGGTCCACTGTAAATACATGTAGTGGGTACCGGTTATATATGTTGGAACATCTTTATTGTAAAACCAATGACCGTCATCCCTGCGTTTAAATTCCTCGTCAATATAAGGTTCCCATTTTTCTTGAACTTTTTCCGGAAGTTCTCTCCAGTCAAAAATACTAGATATAGTTTTAAGCTCTTTCGGATATTCTGTTGGTTTCCATTTATTTATACTTTTTTCAATTTTAGAAGGAGCTTTTGGTAAAGCTATTTTTAAATTTTGTATGTTATAAATTTCACCAATTTGACCAGTCTTGCTTATTACTACCACGTCGTGTTCTTTATTATAACCATATTCCCACTTCTTACTTTTATTAAGTCTAGATATGGTATTTTCTCTTATGGGAGTTATAACACTATATAATGATTGCTCGTACATTATTTAGATCTTTTTTCAGCAAAACCTTTAACGGTTTGAGCGGTGACCACTTCTTTAGGTTTATCATCTAAAGCATTCTGCTCATCACTTATTCTATTTAGTATCTCAAAAGCATCAAATATCGCTAGCTTTTTAGTAGCCGCTGCGTTTTTTAATCTATCAGCTGATATATCATCATCTGAGTCAACAATCTTTTCCTTAGCTACTTTAATTAATTCTTCAACCGCTTTATGCCCAGCTAGGATTATATTCTTTTTCGTTTCCTTGATATTCATATTTAATTGTAATTGATTTGGTAGGAACTCTATATAATTTATGATTATTTATAACGAACTCATATTCAGCACCAGGTTTAAATCCTACTAATGAACCTATTTTTAATTTATCTAAATCCGGATCTTTATAAACTAAAACACCTATTCCTTCTTTTTCAAAATTTATAGAAAACATTTTGTCTTCTGCTAGTGGCTTAATAAAGTTAAAACCTTTACAAGCTTTGAATATTTCATTTTCTTTTCTATATCCAAAAACTTGGTCTATACCAACAAAATAAATGTTTTCGTTGTAATAGCTTCTACTATTTTTTTCGTTGCCTCTAATGTCTTTAAATCGTCTAAAAACATTGTGGTGAACTATAATCTCATCACCAACTTTTATTTCTGTAGCTATTTCTGTTGGTACTGCTAAAACTTTTGCAATTCTGTTAGAGTAGCTATGGTTGTGCAGTTCTGTATTTAGTATTAATTCAGAACCATCTATATCTTTTTTATTTGTGTATCTGTTGCCTAGTGGCTCTACTATAAAATTATATAATGATTTCATTAATATTCTAAATCATATTCAACTGCGATTGCCATGTTTTTATTAAAATCCTTCCAAGGCAATACTTCATTATTTTTTTCTATATATATTGAATACTTATTTTCTTCTTCAATTATATTTATTATAAAATGACCGCCATACACTTCCTGCCCAACAGAATAGTGCATAGCGTCACTTTTATAATCTCTTCCTATACTAATCTTCCTTATTAGATTCATCTTCAGTAATTTCACCTGTGTTAAGATTCACAGACACCTTACCATATTTTTCCTCTAAATCTTTCTGTATTTTTTGGAATTCACCATTAGCATTAGCTATAGCGTGTAATAATTCGTGTTTTTGTGCTTCTACACCACCAATTTGCATTTGTAAGTTATTAATTTCACTTACCGTTTTTTTCAATAACTCTAACTCTTCGTTTTCGATTTTGTTCATTTCGATTTAATTTAATTGTTAATTGTTGTTTTAATCAACGTTTAATTGACTTTCTATATGTTTATTAATTACGTATATATTTATTTACTTTAATTTTGCTTAAACTACAAAAACTTACCCGTTAAATAACCTAGCGCATAAAGTATTGGGCAAAGTAAAATTAACCAAAGAGGTGTTCTATAACGAATAACCTCTTTTTCTTTTATAATAGTATTTTTATCTAACTTACTTTTATATTCTTTTTCTAATATCTCTTTATATGCTTTTAAGTCAATTTCAGCTGTTATAACGTTATTTTTACCTTGCAATGATACTTTACCTTGCTTAGTGGAAATAAGTTGCTTAAATGGCTTTAAATTGCCTAAACTATCACAAGGTTGATTTATAGTAAGAGTATCAGTAAATCTTTCAACTAAAACTTCTGTTCTTGTTTTAATGATTGTGTCGTTTACAATTCTATCTTTATATTCAGTAATTGTTTTTTTGGAAGCGCAACCAGCTAGCAAAAGTAGCAAGATTATTTTTTTCATCACCAACGTGCTTTTTTACCACGAATGTCGTAATGCGTAAAGTTACTATAAGCCTTTAAACCACCTTCAGGAAGCTCGCCTTTTTCAATAAGTAATTCTATCAATTCATAAACTTGCTTAGGGGTATGATCCTCCAAAACAATATCAGAAGCATTACCTAAAAGATGTTGCGATTTGGATGCTCCTCCGATGCTCTTATTATGAGAAGGGCTTCTATATCCACTATTTATGGTTATTTTTTTACCAGTGTTGTCTCTAAGGACTTGTAACGCTTTAGCTAACTTTTTGACATTTGCTAAAACATCTTTTGGCATTTCAGCACCATCCTTGCTGTCAAATTCAGATTTGCTAAAATTACTTGTTAGCTTCATCTTTTTTGTTTTTAATTTCAATTATTTTCAATACTGTATAAATAATTGAAACTGTCAATAATAATATCTTCAATGCTCTCTCTGCGTTTGTGAAGGAAACCGCCATTGCTGAAGCGTTTAGCGTATAAAGTCTTATGTCGTCTAGGCTCATTTTTTTGCGTTGTAAAGTTTTTCAACAATATCGGTTATTCCTTGCAAAGATATATAAGCTGTAGCAACTATGACCCAGTCATTTGATT